GTTGCCACAGCAGCCTCGTCCACAGGGTCTTGAAAAGCCTCCTCGTCGGTGACCCGCGCATACTTGCGTCCACCGCGATTGTGCTTGAGCAGGTTGCTCTTGCTGTCCACAATGTCACCCTGGCGATACGTAATACCACCTTCACGGTGACTACCAGCCAACACGCGAAACTTCGTCATTAGAGTTGCTCCTTGAAGTATTCGTTGTCATAGAATAAGGGGCCCTCCCATCGCATAATCGGCACTACGATGGGAGGGCAGGGGCAGGTGGATTACACCTACGAGGTCGTGGCGTGCACGATGCCCGCACGACCGCTGTAGTCAGCACGCAACTGAGGCACCATGATCGCCATGACCTTGAAGTTCAGTTGCATTCCGCCACGGGTTTCCCACTGGACCGTGGTGATGTCCATGCCATTGACGGCACGGGCAACGTCCGAGGTCATCTGGACCAGCAGCAGCGTGAAGTCGTCAGTGAGGAAGTCCAAGCGGCGGACGTCCTGGATACCCTCGATCTTGCGCAACCGTTCGCGCAGCGTCTGGGTTGGCGCAGCCATGCCCGTCGTGGCCAACGCGAAGTAGTCGTTGTCCAGATAGGTGTCCCAGTCGTCGGAGTGGTAGAGCATGTATGGACCATAGAAGTGGTCGTCGTACAGCAACTGACGCATCTCCAGAACGTCCTGCACAGTGCTCGACGGATTGCTGCCCGTCGGCGTGGTCAAGTCCGTCTTCTCGTTGCGCTGCGGGAAGTTGGTGTACCCGTACACCGTGGGAATCTCATAGTCAGCGTAGTTGGCAGCCTTACCGAAGCTGATGCCAGTCTCAGCTCCGATGAGGGTCTTCTCAACCATCTCAGCGACACGGCGACCGGCAGCCTCAGCCATGGTCAGGTCCAGGGGCGTGCCGCTATTGCGAGACACCGCAAGATTGCGCTGGCTAAACCAGAACGAGCTGTGCGTGATCGGCAGAGGCAGACCACGGTTCTTAAACAGTGGACTGTCGGTGCGTCCCTCGGTGAGACCGTCCATGTCCACGATGGCCTCGCCAGGATCACTCATGGCTTCACTTTCCAGCACGGTCTTGGCCATGCCGTTGAAGCCACCGAAGCTCGACGCAGCCGCAAGATCAGTCCACGCACGCAGACGCTGACGGGCTTCCTTCAGAATCTGGCGATCCATCTGGATCCACTCGTCCTTGCGCAGGCTGGTGGCATTCCACACGGGCGTGCCCATACCGTTGGACGCCAACTGGCTGATTAGTGCCTTCTTGTACTCAGGCACGTACACACCAGTCTTGTCCTTGACCTTGCGTCCCGTATTCACGGTAACGCAACGCTGACCACGCTCGTCGAAGTAGGGGCGCATCATGCCGGGATCGAACCGGCAACCAGCGAGGGCACCAGCCACGTCTCCGTAGCCCTGCCCGTTTTGCACGAAGTCTTGCACGAACATCAGGTTATCTCCTTAAACGGGTTTTCTTATCAGTCGCGGTAGCTTGCTCTAAGCAGACCACCCACAGGGCTACAGACTAGTGACCGGTGTACATGCACCACACAAGGGTTCCAGTCAGCACGACGTCGCTGACCGTTTCCAGGCTCTGGAACGGTTCCGACTCAGGCGAGCTAGTTGTGTCAGTGAGCAGACCAGTTCCGTCGTCCACAATGCCAAAGTCGCCGATGGCCACAGAGTCGCTCGTGGCGGTACCAGTGGCGAACCACCGTACGTTCAGTTCTTCACCAGCAATGGGGAAGTAGAGGAAGCAACGGTCTGCGTCCGCGTAGGCGTCGTCCTTGGTCTTGCCTTGCAGCCGGTCTTCCAGCAGCACAGCCACCACGCGCTGATCGCCGTCTGCGTCGTAGTTGGGCACCTCCCACGTGTGACGGCCTCCGATGGGCTCGGTCGCGGCCTTCAGTTGCATGATCGTGCCGGGAAGGGGGGTTCCGTCGATGATACCCTCCTTGAACACGCCTTTCGGCTCGGCACTCACGATAATGTTATTACCCTTCGCCATGTCTCATATCTCCTTGATCGTGATCGTTGTTTTGGAGTCGCTACACCTTGGCAGCCGCAGCCTACGCTTCGGGCTTGGCCCAGTTCACCGTCGGCAACGGCAGATAGTCGTTGTCATCGTCCTTCGTGCCCACGTTGGCCGTAGGCGGTACCGACGCCCCAAAGTAGCTCGGCACGTTCTGGCTCTCGTTCACAAGCGGCTTGGCCAACGCAGCCAAGTTCTGGAGCGTGTCCAACGGCATGGCGTTGAGCTGTTCCTTCGTGAACTTGTTTTGGGCGTTGCCAGTGATCACACCGATGGCCACGTCCTTGCGCTCCTGCTTGATGCTGCGCGCAAGGGCGATGTCTTCCATCTGCTCTCGGGTCAGGACGTTGCCCGTGGGTTTCTCTTCGTCCACAACTTCTTCCTCCTCTTCGTCCGCTGCCGCCATCTTCTTCTTGATGAATTCCGGCATAGCGTTCACGGTGATCTTGGAATCCATGCCGAACCCTTCACGGGCGGCATTTACGACAGCGTCGGCTTGGAGCTGCTTCTCCAATGCGGTATCCAGCTTGTTGAGCTGGTTATCCGTCAGGTCCATCAACTCATCGCGATCAGCCTCATCCCAGCAGCAGCTATTCTCGATGAGGTTATCCACGATATCTTCGCGGCTTTTGGTCATATCTGACCTCCTTCTACGTTGGTTACGAGTTTGGCCAGACTGGCCTGGATTACCCTTTGACACACGGATGGTTGTTTCACCATAGCCGAAGTCTACAAGCGTAGCTGTAAGGTCGCCCTTAGACATCGCTTCCTGCACGTTCTTGCCACCGGAGATGCTGGGTATGTTCTGACTGTGAGTGTGTTTCCACCCGTCATTGATCATCTTGGTTCGTACCTTGCCGATATCTTCCGAGGCTAGAACAGACTCCTTCCCATGTCCGGCACGCACATTAGCATCAGCCACGACCATCTTCTTACTGCCTTGATAGGGATTCTGTGTCGTAGCAATCCCAGCACTGCTTAGCACCTCTGCAGTTTTCTTACTGGGTAGATCCTTGCGTGCTTTGTGCATCGCAATAGAGATAGGCACTTCGTCAGTACCAGACACGCGTTGAACGGCATCACCCTTGAGTGTTGTAGACTTTGCTTTCTTAGGGGCAACTGCTTTCGCAGCATCAGCGGCCTCACGACCCTTCCTACTGGCTGCCCCAGACTCTTTCCACAGCTTGCTAGCCTCTTCTTTCTCACCCTTGTCAGACATCTTGCGAGCCTTGGCTGCCAGCTTGGATGCCTCTGCCTGATACTTCTTGGCATCAGCTCTGAGCGATTCATAGTCAGAGCCACCACCCGCTTCGCCCTTGTACGACGCCTTCTCGGTCTCAGCGGCAGCACGATCTTCGCTAGCCTTAGACTTAGCGTCTAGTTCAAGTGCCTTCCGCTTGGCGATTGTTTCACGCAGTGGGCCTTCCTCAATAGCGGCAGCTTTGCCGTACTCTTCCTGCTCTTCAAGATCTGCCATTTCCTTGGTGAGACTGGCCTCTTTCTTCTTCAGTGAGTCAATCTCACCAGCACCGCTCTTGGCAGCACCATGGGCCTTGGACGCACCCTTGCCGCCAGTAGCTCCACCACCTCCACCTCCGCCCGCACCGAACTGGCCTTTCGCATCACGGGGTTGATTGGGGTTGTAGGCGTTCTCAACACCTAGCAGCACAGCGAGGCTCTGGAGCACAGACAATTTCTCTTCAAGCGGCACGGTAGTATCTCCTGTGTGGTTGACCAGCACACCACAGCCGTCCCTGAGGGAACAAGCACCGATCTGATCAGGCAGGATTGCCAAGTGATCCGGTCTGTAGTTGCGTGCCACGTGCGTATAGAGCTTGCCGTCCGGCGCAGTAGAGCCGTTCTCTGCTGGCTCGTTGTCCGTGTACAGCCCCGTGCTCAGCTCCTGCGGCTCGTTCCGCAGCAATGCGTCGTACACTCGCTGGTCTACGGTACGTGTGCGCTCTGCGTCAAACCAGCCCTCGGCGGTCAGCTTGCCGTTATAGGCAGGCCGGCGCACGTAGCCGATCCCTTGCTTGTCCAGCACTCCGGGCGACTGGGCAGACACGTGCGATCCGTCTACCGATTGCGGATGGTAGACCACGATCGGCATCTCGTTCCATGCCATGAAGTCCCGCTCAATCTCGTCAGCGGGATAGTACAGAGGCCCCTGTGATCCATTCAGGACACCGGGAACGATCAGCGTCAGAGGGGCAACAAGATACTCGCGTCCGCCACGGAACTGGCGTCGCGTCTTACCTGTCACGTTCGCTGTAATAGAATGGAGCATGCTTTTCCTCGGCAATGATCAGTTACCGACGAAAAGCATAGCCCCCGCTCGTGGGTCTTAGTAGCCCACTTCTACAAGAAGTTTACGTACACATAAACGGGCCAGACGCCCCCTTACCCCATGGTACCCTACCCGTCCCCCTCGTGCCCCAGCAAGCGCACCCAGCGATACAACCTAGCACGGTCGCGGTACTCGCACAGCACGTCTTGCCCGCGTGGTCGCAACGCCTTGCGTATCTCGCCTAAGTGCCGACTGATGTTCTTTAGTGGCCCCATCTCATCAGGCAGGCACGCATGCAACTCCGCCTTGCTGTGCGGCAGTCCATCACTCAGCACCTTCAGCATTGCCGTTTGCGTAGGTGTGAATCCTTCCCTCATCATCTGCTCCTTCTTCAACACCAGCACTGGTCAGTTCTTCGGGGGTGGGCCACGGTGTTCTATTAGGAATGTACGGTGTGTCTGGTAACTGCGAGAATGGTTGTGTCATAGGAGCCACTCCTTAGACTTAGATGAGACTTGGTCTACCCACGGCGGAAAGATACCCTGCTTGTACCGTGGATCTGTGGTCAAGGCAAAGATCTCACAGAATGCTTCCTCAGCATTCTTGCCAGCGTAGCTAGTAACATCTGTCCCAACGGTGCTTGGAACCATGCTTCTCCACTCACGCTGTTGTTCGTTTGACAGCTTACCAAATAGCTTGTGACCGTACTCATGTCGTAGGATAGCAGCATAGCCACCAACACCACCAGCCGTAGGTTGACCTGGGACTAGATCAGACCCGCTCTCGCCACGCCAGAACGGACTGTCGTAGACGTGAGTTGCAGCCCGTTCCTCTGCCGCACATGAACGACCCTTCTCTTGCCTCCTGAAGATAATAGGAACGTCACCATGCTTCTCAGCAAACTCCTGATATGCAGGGTTCGCCCTATTGGCATTCGCAGCATTCTGTATCTCCAAGTGCAGCTCTGGGTCAAGGTCCTTGAAGGCAGGCTTGTCGCCCTCGTTCCCCTTCTTAGACCGTAGCACCTTCTTCCAGTTATCCACGATCTCTTCATGGGACGGCCTGTTACTTGCGTCCAACCGTCCTTGCTTGATCATGTGGTCAGCAAATCCCTCAGCCTCACCAGCAATCAGCTCAGCAGCCTCGTTCACATTAGTCACAACGACTTGACCACCGTGCGTCTTCGCCCACTGCTCGGCTTCCTTCAGTGTGCTAAACTTCGGCGGAGCGTCTGGTATACTCTCGTGACCCACACCACCTCCCCCACTGCTCCATTGGCCTTTGTAGTCACGTGGTTGATTGGGGTTATAGTTAACCACGCTGACCGGTCGCTTCTTGGCGATACGCTTGTCAGGGCCTACCCACTTGGTTCGCTTACGTTGCTCCGCCAGCGTACGCTTCTTAGGCTTCTCAGCCTTCAAGCTCTCGGTGATAGCAGCTTGGATCTCCTCCTTGCGGCGCACCTGTTCCTTCTGCGGCTCGCCCACGTTAGCGGGTAGGTGTGCGCATCTACAGTTGCTGACTACTAGTCCACCACTATAATACAGGCTAGTTGCTGTTGTGGCATCAAAAGCAAGTCCTTCATACTCGGTAAAGGAAACACTATGAATCCGCTCCCACTTGAAGAGGTTAGGCAACGCTACTTGGCTGGAGAAAGTCTGTGTTCTATGCAGCAACGATTCGGGGTCAATCGTAGTGCAATTAAACTCCGTCTCGAGAGAATGGGGATCGTCCTCAGAAGATACACCCCTGCTGAGAAGGCCAAATTTGCTTACGAAGCTAGAAGGGGCCAGACTGACACTATGGCCACTAAGCTGGCTAGAGCCACTACTAGATCGAAGCTCGGTCTTGGGGTAGGTTCCTGCGAAGTTGCCCTCTCGCAATTTCTCGACGCCGAAGGAATCCCATACTCCCAGCAAACCACGTGCGGGCCATATTGCCTCGACTTTACCCTGACAGAACACCCTATCGCCGTGGAGATCCGAGGACGTGGCTACAATCCCAGAGTTGCCCGTAACTCTAAGAAGAGACTCAAATATGTTCTCGACCGTTGGAACTTGATTTACATTCAAGCCTGTGGAAGACCCATTCTTCCGGTGGTCGTAGAGTACATAGTCGCCTTCTCTAAGCTGTGCCGCAGGAACCATTCCTCTAGGGGTGAGTATTGGGTGATTAGGTCCGATGGTCGTCCGAGCCAACCCGCTCCGCAGGGTAAGTACAATAGCTGGGCCGCAATACCAAGCCCGGACCAGCTCCTCGCATTCGCCATAAGAAGCAAACGATGATCCAGCAAACACAGCATTAGGATGCCTCGGAATCATGCCCCTCGCTTCTTTTATTGTGAGCACTACACCGTCCATGGCTTGACATAGTCTACACACCCTACCGTCGCCAGCCGTATCCCACTCCACCATGACGCCTACTTCGGTCACGCCTAGTCGCTCCATAGCGTCTAGCTGACCTTCTGCATGGCTGCGAATTACTTCTGTCCTCGCAATAGTCGCAGCCCTATTGGAGCCGAAGCCTAGCTCGTCCTTGAGCCGTCGTGCTAGAACGTGTGGATTGTCGCCACGTGCGAAGCCTTCAGTCAACTCGCGACTGACTACTACGGCCATCGCTTCAGTCACGCCCTTCAGATCAGTGAACACGCGACCCGCCATGAGTTGAACCTTCTCAATGCTCATGGGCCTGCCGAAACTGCTCCGTAGGAACTCCTCCTTCGTGCCGTTGTACCATCGCATATCCTTCTGCACAGCCGGTACTCTCACGTCGTCAAAGGCACGACCCTGTCCCTTCTGGTAGGCCTCCTCCACAAACTTGCGCCAGTACGCCTCACCCAGTCCGTCGTCCTTGCCAGCCAGCACCTCGTCCTTCAGCACCCCCTGCAACCACTTCAAGAACGCCGCTATCTGCTGCGGCCTACTCTGAAAGACCCACCGTGCGTTCGTCGCTAGTTGGTTGTGAGTAGCCTTCCACTTCTTACGCTTCGCTTCCCAGATCTTTCTAGCGTCTGGATTGGCTGGTGCCTTACCACTCAGCCATGTAGGATAATCCACAGACTTTGTAGGTGTGGCCTTCTTGACAACTGGGGGCTTGCTAATCCCAGGGAGGATAGATTTGCTGGGTTCTACGGTCGACGCGGTCCCAAACTTACGATCCATAAGATCTTTGACTACGGCTGACGACCTTGGTAGTTTGTCTGTGAGTGATTCTGCATGTAGGTCTGCCCCTAGATGGTACGCTGTCAGATGGGCAAACGATTCATTTCGACCTTGGCTTCTACCAGTCAAGAAATAGTTATGCTGCCCATACTTCTCTGCGGCACTGATAGATCGCATATCCAGCTTGTACGCTTCAGCAAACGTATCAGAGCTAGACCAATCATTTTCAACATCTAGTACGTGCCCTACTTCGTGGGCTACAGCGTAGAAGTTCCTTTCCTCATCGGTGCTTGTGGGGTCTAGCTTCTTAGCCATGTCACCCGCATGAACCTTCTCAGAGAAGTTCAGTTCCTTCTTGTCATAGTTGACAAAGGCGTTTGCCCCCTGTTTACGCATCTCTTCGTCTGAGATTGACTTAACAACCCATCCCTTAGATTCTACAAACGCCTTGATGGATGATGGTAACTTGTCATAAGCTTCTAAGGTAGTATCAGCAGCTCCACCACCAGAGCCCCATCTACCACGAGCATCCCGTGGTTGATTAGGATTGTATGCGTTCGCAGTCACGCCCTTGTAATCGCCCACTCTCCACTCTGTCTCGCCCGGATTGTAATAGAGGTCCTTTACGTCGGCGGTCCTGATGAAGATAGTGCTGGCGGGCTTCGCGTCCTTCAGATGGTCTGGCCAGCCCGTACCCATGAACAGCGGAAACTGCTTGCCTTCCAGCGACACAGCCTGAAGCACAGCGAAGTCGTTGTCGCCGTGTTGCAGCATCAGGTCGTTCACACGTGCCTCAGACACACCGTGCGTCACGCCAGCACTAACCAGCTCGTCTCTAGTAAGTTCGCCTCTAGCTGCCTTCCGTGCAATGTTGAGGCCGTCGCGGTACTTCTCAGCGTTGTCTTTCGTGGTAAACGAGATCAGGTTGGAAGCACTGCCGCCCAGCGTCTGCTGACCCAGCTCGTCGCTGCTCTTCAGGCCCTCTGTCTTGATCTTGTCTGCTGCGAACGTGGCATGATAGAGCTGGTCTGGTGGCTCTACGTAGCCTGGATGCCCCGGTCGCAAGCCGCTCGGCGTAGCCAGTCCTTCAATCCGTTGCAGCTCCGTAGACTGTCGCTCACGGTCCTTCCAGTACTCCTCTCGCTTGCGTTCCGCCTCTGCCTTGGTTGCCTCGCTGGACTGCCGCAGCCGTACGTCCTTGATATCCAGTCCCATCTCCTCATGCTCTTTGAGGGCCAGCCTAGCATCCTCAACGGACATGGTCGCTACGATGTCGTCGTTGTCGTCCAGGAACTCCACATCGCCGGTCATGTCACTCGGCAGCTTGTCGGCTGTGAACACACCACCAGCTCCACCACCGCCACTACTCCACTTGCCCTCTGCATCACGTGGTTGCGAAGGGTTGTAGGCGTTCAACGTACTCTCACGCACCAGACCAAACGCGTCCTCTACCAGCAACAGGTCTTGGATCTGCTTAGCCACTCGTGCAAACCGCCTACGTAACTCCACCTCAAACAAACGCCGCAACGTAGCAGTCCTACTTGGATCACTACGTAGTGGGTTCTTGGCCTTGCGTGGATTGCCTGCATTAGAAGTGAGAGGGCTGCCAGGGTGTGACCCTGTGCGTTCCTCGGGTAAGGTACGACCCCTGCTCCCCGAGGAGACAACAACCCTCTTGCGTGGCTTAGCGATCACCATCAGTCATAGACCTCGTAGTCAAAGTCATCTTCCGGTGGGCAGTAGGCTGGTATCATGGCCTCGTTGGCACGGCGGATCGCGGCCTTACCTTCCTCAATCTCGTCGTGTGTAGGCTCGTAGCAAGTCTCGTTGCGGCGCATGTTAGCACCTTGCAAACGTAGGATCCTACACATCCTCGCATGTGAACACCCGTACGCGACCGCCAGCTTGTAGGCAGGCTCGCCGTTGTTGTATCGCCGCAGCATCGTGGCGATCTCTTGCTTCGTGAACGTTCTGCTCTTGCCCATGGCTCAGTCTAATGTCACTTCAGTTTTTCTGATTGGGGTTCCAGTTGTCGGTGGGTTTCAGTTTGTCTGTCACGTCCACTATCTTTAGGCCACCACCATCCATAAGCTGATAACCCCAGGCCCTAGAAGCACTGGACAGCGGAACAGATCCATGAGATTCAGCGTACAGATCCTTTGACCCCCAATAGAACTTTGGATCCACTAAGGCTGACTCGTGCACTTCTACGAGCAACCCTGCAGAACCCTTAGCTGCTCCTCCATAGATCGGGATGGGCTCCTTAGAGAAGTTTGTAGTACCACCGTGATCAGCCGAACGACCAGGACCTAGCTCACCTGTTGTTAGAGCCTTATCAAAGTCTTCCTTTGTAACAAACCGATAGACATAGTCTTCTCGCGGTACGACGGTATCGCTGAATCGCTTTGTTACAGGAGCATTGTCGACTTGCTGCTGGATTTCTGCTTTCACGCTTGCTCCTCCGCCACCGCCCCCACTCCCAAACTTACCATCGGCGTCACGTGGTTGGTTTGGATTGTAGTTCTCAACCTTCTTCTTGCTTGGGAACGCAGCCACCTCGTCACCCTCAGTCGTGACAACCTTCTCGCCCTCACGCATCTTGATAGTGCCGGGTGCTTCCTCGGGCACTGGAGGCGCAGGCACGTGACCGGGTACGATCTCGTCCTCGGTGTCTGGGTTGGTCTTCTCGAGCTGGTCCATGGCACCTTCCAGCACTTCGTCAACCTCGTTCTGCGGCATCTCCATGATCCGTGTGAGGAAGTCGTTGGGAGCAATGAGGGCTTCCACATTGCCGCCGATGTACTTGGCCATGGCGTCCACGCGCTGGACTGCCACCTGTGCCTTCTCCAGCTCACTCAGTGCTTCCAGGTCTGGCCATACTGCGGAGTAACCCTGAGGCTCAGGCAGCACACCTACCATGATGCAACGGTCCACGAACGGTATGATCATGCGAGGCGTGAGGTACTTACCCTGCCTAGCACGCATGCGATCGTTCCACGAGTCGCTATCCTGAGAAGAAGCCAGCTCGCCGCGCTCGGATCCTTCGAAGATACGGCGTGGAACAGCCAGTTCGATGCAGATAGCACCGATCTGAACGTCGATCTGCGGCGTAGGATCCACAACCTGCGGAGCTAGGCTCTTCGCACTCATGCCCATCAGAGCCATGTATCGCTGCAACCCGTTCATGTACTGCTCCATCTGCTCGCGCAGCGCAGCAGCATCCACGTTCACGTCGCCGCCTAGCTGCGGATGGGTCTCCAGCGACCAGCCGGGAAACGCTCCACGGAAGTACATTTCGGCACTACCACCATAGAGCTTGCGCAGGTCTAGGATCCTGTGCAATACCGGCTTCATGCGCGGCGTGCCGAAGATCTCAGAGCTGCCGCAGTTGTCGGCGATGTGAATGACTCTGGTCCAGTGCACCATCTTGGTAGCAAAGGGTAAGCCAATACCACCCTTGGTCCACTCGTTGGGGTCGTTGAACGTGATGCTGTACATGACCGGCTGACCATATCGCGGCGATGTAGGATTGGTCTCGTACTGAGCAATCTGCACCAACGACTCATCAAACGCCCTCATGAACAACAGACGACGACCCTTGGTCTTGTCCTTGTCCACGTTCAGTGTGTACACGTTACCCGTAGGCTTGGCTGGTGCCTTCACTTCCGCGGGCTGCTCTTGGCCCTTGACTGGAATGTCTACAGGCTCGGACCACTTCTCCTCGACGCCGCGGACTGGCTTGCTCAGCTCTTGGCCGTCATCCAGACCTAGCAGCAGCACACCGAAGCAGCCTATTCCACTCAGCACGTCAGCACGGCGCAGGTACTCCCAGATCGGTGAGCCTTCCTCGCCTTGGCCACGGTACCAGCTACGTCCACGTAGGCTGTTGCTGAGGTTTTCCCATGCTGTCTCAAACTCCGTGGTCGCCTCGCTGTCCTCGTCCTCGTACACCTCCGGCTCGTTCTTCCAGGACTCGTTAGGTATCACGTTGACCACGCGATTGCCGATAGGATCCTCGTCGTACAGTTCACGGTAGCCGTTTGGCTCCATGCCGCCGTCAGGGTAACCGCACTCCACCTTGAGGTCACGCCGTGGATCCAGCAGCTTCTGCAGTAGCTCAGATCGCTGCATCATTGCGTTGAACAGAATTTCGTTGTTGATCGCTTCGCTCATGATAGTGCCTTTCAGGTGGTATACGTGCTAGATCCACCACGTGATTTCAAGTGTGGGATCCGTTGTGGAGTTTTCACTCTGGCGTTGTAGTCCCGGCACTTCTTGCACAGAAAGAAGAACCGTTGCTCCGGCTCGAACGCCTTCCTACACTTCAGGCAACTACGTGTCTCGATCAGCTTCGTCCCTTCAACAACACTCATAGATCCTCCAGGTGTGATGCTACTACGGGGTAAATCTGCTTGAGTGTGTGCCAGTTCTCAACTGCCTTAGGCTCTGTAGGACTGTCACCTCTCACTTGTATCCTACGCAAGACTCTGGTGGAGTATGATCTACGTGGGCTGACGAATAACCAGTGCTTTGGACGCGGCTTGCGATGGCTGAGGTACAGGAATGTGGACTGAATGAACGGCTTCATATGGGCGAGCAATTTCGGTTGGTTTCAGCTAACGCTCCAGGACGATCATCGCTTCAAACCGCTGCGGCTCCCTCGCATCTCCGCAGTTCATCCGGGAGCTACCCGGCCACTCACACTATGGCTCCTGCAGTGCTGCGAGAGGTGCGTCCTGACAAGCCGAACACAGCAAGACACACAGCCTCCAGTTCGTCAGGGCTGCAACCTATCAGGTCTACGAGGTTGATCTTGGAGTCAGTCTTGTTCACGGCGTCAGGCTTCTTGTGCTTGGGTGGTAGATACATTCTACCCTCCTCGTCAAACCACAACGGTATGGGGGCCATCTGCCCGCGTAGGCTGGGGCCACCGTCCAGCCTAGGCTTGTTGGCTATCTCACTTGGTATGGCAAACGGTGTGGTCAACGCCTTCGGGTCCAGTCGCTCGCGTACGGTGCC